TCAACCTCAAACTATTAATGACGTATTGCCTAATGGTATGTTTAGATTATTAAAACCTTATATTGACCAGATTGACAATATTCATTGTTTAGAAAGAATTATGTACTCACATAAACTTACCCTTGCTGGTCAAGTTGATTGTATCGCTGAGTACAATGGTAAATTATCTGTAATTGACTTCAAGACAGCAAACAAAGAACGTATTGATAGTTGGAATGAATCTTATTACTTACAATGTTCTGCTTATGCAATTATGTATGAAGAGCTATTCGGTAAACCGATAGAACAAATTGTAATCTTACAAGCAGGTGAAGATGGCAGTTGTAATGCTTTTGTCAAACAGAAAAAAGTTTATTTGTCTCAACTAGAGAAAGCTATTAAGGATTTTTATAAATATTATGAAGAACTTAATAAAGCAAAAATAAATCAATAATCAAACCTTATTAAGTCTCACAGGAGATAAAATGCAAAAACTATTATTAGCAATGCTATTTAGCCTTGTTGTGTTTACTGCTAAAGCAGACCACGATATGCCTGCTGTAGACCCTTATACGGAAATTCCTAGTCCTTACGGATTAGCACCGTTAGGTTTACCTGCTCAATGTGGTCCTAGTGAGGTCGTTAATGAGTACATACAAAGGTTTGATTTTAATCCAGAGACGTTTTCCGTAGCGAGAGAGGGCGCAAGACCAGATATGCCCCCTGCCTACTTTGTATATACGTTTGTGTCAAAAGATAGAAGTCAACACCTTATTGTTTTAACTAGTCCAGATGGACTTGAAAGCTGTATAGTATCTCACTCATTTGACCTGGCGTATGCACACAAAGAGCAAACATAGAATTACTTGTTGACGTAGAGTATAATACGTATAGAGGACGTGGGTGCAACTCCCACCACCTCCACCATAAACACATTTTGGTGTGCTTATGGGGGGTGTGGTAGGTTCGACTCGTACCGAAAAACTTTATAGAGAGTAATAGTTGGCGAACTTAAACGCAATTTAAATGGCAATTCAAATTTTGCCCTTGCTGCCTAATTTTAGGTAACGGAGTTTGTGGTGTACTTGGCAACAGAAACACCACGCTTTACATTTAATTAAATAAGTGATATATTATATACTATGAATAGCAAAGAATTCACACAAAAAATTAACGACATTGTTAAAGAAAAAAAACCTATAACTTATATTGACGCAGTTGTACACTATTGTGAACAACACAATATAGAGATAGAAACCACAACAAGACTAATATCAAAATCACTAAAAGAAAAAATTAAAGCAGAGGCTTTGAATGCTAATATGCTTAAGATTAAAAAAGGTGGTACTCTACCTGTATGAATGGTTTAGAATTTTTATATCATTTATTATTTGTAGAAGTAGATAAAGGTCTATGGGGAATAATACTATTAGGTGTAGTCTTCACCATTATAAGTATTGTTATGGATTTTGGTTATGATGAGACAAGGGATAAACATTAATGTATGGTGGATTTGATGTATATAAAGTGTATCTTGGTGTTAAACTACACTTTACAACCGATACATACGATTACGTAAAATATGGTGGAAAAACAAATGCAACATTGGACACATTTACTAAAAGAAAAGATAGATACTTTTTTCATAAACTATCAAAGCGTTTTAATGAGCGAGATATCTTGGATTATTTTGTCAGCAATTTTGTTGTTGATGGCGACAAGTGGATAGGAAATTTATTAGACAATGAAGGTATTGAGAATTATTCCAGATATAGAAAGTATAACGAATCTTTTAAATACCATTTTAGGGACGATTGCGTACGGATTGCTGATGATTTTAGCCGTAAGCGTATTTCTTTTGATGATGGTTTTTGCGTATTTAATGGACAGCATCCTAGAGTCTTACGATTACTTATTCAGAGGAAGATTAACTACCAAACCGCCATCTATTTGGATAAACATCTTGCGTTTTTTAAAAATTGGGATAAAGATATTAATGAAAAAGTTGTCTGGCCTAAAATCTCACATACGATTACCAGATTAAAACCTTTTCTTAATTTTAATTTAACAGAGGCTAAAATGATTATGAAGGATATTTTTGTAAATTGAAGATGAGTGATTGGAAATTTGATATACCACATATAAATGAGGGAATAAAAAAGATAACACCTAGAGGTGACCTGTCTTGGTACATTAAATGGTTTTCTAGTATTGTTATATTAATTGGTATGGTGTTAACATCTATACCTATTGTACCATTTAATCTATATTTTCATTTAATTGGTGTATGTGGTTGGTTTATTGTTGGTATGTTATGGCACGATAGAGCATTAATAACTTTAAATGCAGTTGCAGCTTTCATATTTTTAAGTGGTATTCTAGGACATTATTATGGCTAGAGTATTTTGTATTGGTAATGGTGAGTCAAGATTAGGTTTTGATTTAGAAAGATTAAGACCATTAGGCACCATTATGGGTTGTAATGCAATATACAGAGACTTTATGCCGGACGCATTAACAGGTGTTGACCACGGTATAATGCACGAAGTTTATCACAAAGGTGTTGCATATAAAATACCTTGTTTCTTTAGAGATTGGACAAAAGTACCTGCCTTTCATTATAAGATGATGGTAGAGGGTGCAATTACTAAAATGGATTTAGAGTTAGTAAGAAATACAAAAGGTGTGTTTTCAGAAAACGAAAGAGGTACTAGTGAAGAGTTTGTATTTCACGGTTCTAAATTAGAAGGCCTAGCACATATAATAAAAAAGAATAAAGAAGTTATTGAAAAAAAAATTAGTACAGGTAAAATTCATTTGTCCTGGATACACCCTAAAAATGATAAGTCTCGCAATTTAGGTGATATAATGATACCAAAAGATTTAGGTTGGGCTGCAGGTCCGTCAAGTGGTTATGTTGCTTGTGAATATTATAAGGCAACAGAGGTATTTCTAATTGGCCACGATTTACAATCTACAACAAGTCGAATCAATAATGTTTATAAAGGTTCAAAACATTATTTGGCACCAGAGAATGGTCCTACACCACACGATAATTGGGTCAACCAATGGTTGAGTCTTATGAAAAAGTATCCTAACACTACATTTTACAAGGTAAATAGAGATTTAAATTTAAAAGACAATGTTAATATGCACGTTAAAGAATGGGAGGGTCAAGAGAATTTGTTTTATGTTGACTATTCCAGCATTGACAATTTAGAATCAATGTAGTATATTGGATAAAATGATTAACTTTTTAACATATCTTATAAACAGACTAACGCAATTTAGAGAGTATCTTATAGAGAGGTCAATACCTAAAACGCAAACAGCACAACAATGGGCAAATGGTTATAAGAAATGGCAACGTACACAAAGGAAAAAATGAAAAGAGATTTAAAAATACCAAAGGTTACTTTTAGAGTAAGAGTTGGTGACGAAGTTGAAACAGATGGTGGTTGTGCTATCGGTGGACAATGGCTAAATAAAACAACAGACGACTTTTTTAAAGGTAAACGAGTTGTATTGTTTAGCTTGCCAGGTGCATTTACACCTACTTGCTCATCACAACAATTACCAGGATTTGAAGAAGAGTATGCTCAAATAAAATTGTTAGGTATAGATGAAGTTTATTGTGTATCAGTAAATGATTCTTATGTAATGAATGCTTGGGCAAACCATATGAAAATACAGAGTGTCAAGATGATACCTGATGGTTCTGGTAACTTTACAAGATTTATGGGAATGCTAATTGGTAAAAACCATTTAGGTTTCGGTAATAGGAGTTGGAGATATATGGCAGTTATTAATGACGGCACAATTGAGAAATGGTTTCAAGAACCAGGTATCAATAATGAAGGCATTGATGATGACCCATACTTTGAAACAACACCAAAAAATATGGTAGATTATTTACGTAATGCTAAGTAAAACTATTATAAATAACTATGAAGGCGATAACATAGCCTACACAAATACAACGAACATATTTAATACAAAGGAGATATAATATGGATTTTGAAAGTTTAAAATCAAGTGCTTCTAACTTTGATAAGATAACAAAAGCATTAGAAGCTTCATCAGAAAAACCAGAGTCCTCTGGTAATTCTAAAAACAAATATCAAGACGACAGAATTTGGAAACCTGAACTAGATAAAACTGGTAATGGTTATGCAGTAGTCAGATTCTTGCCAGCAAGTACAGGCGAAGAAATGCCTTGGCAAAGAGTTTGGTCTCACGCTTTCCAAGATAAAGGCGGTTGGTATATTGAAAATTCTTTAACGACACTAAATCAAAAAGACCCGGTGTCCGAAGAGAATACAAGATTATGGAACACAGGTGTTGATAGTGATAAGGAAATTGCTCGTAAGAGAAAAAGAAAATTATCATACTACTCAAACATCTTTGTTGTATCAGACCCAAAACATCCTGAAAACGAAGGCAAAGTTTTTATATTTAAATTTGGTAAGAAAATCTTTGATAAGATTACCGAAGCAATGCAGCCAGCGTTTGATGATGAGACACCAATTAACCCATTTGATTTTTGGAAAGGTGCAAACTTCAAACTAAAAATCAGAAAAGTAGATGGTTATTGGAACTACGATAAGTCTGAATTTGAGAGTGTTAGCCAAATCAAAGAGAGTGATGAAGATATCAAATCTATTTGGTCTAAGCAATACCCTCTAAACCCTTTTGTTGACCCTAGTAATTTTAAGACCTATGATGAACTCAAAGAGAAACTGAATAGGGTAATTATGGGACAACGAAACACAGAAACCGTGGAAAATGTAGACCTCCCACCACAATCCACAACGTCTGTGCCAAGCTCAAGTGATGTTAAATCTGAGCCTGCTAGCGAAGATGATGATACTTTATCATATTTTAGTAAATTAGCAGACGAAGATTAATCTTTCTCTCTCAATCACAAATGCTTAACCCTTAGCGAGAAATCGCTAAGGGTTTTCTTATAAATAGTGGTATGGTAAATATATTTGAACCACTAGTAGATTTACAAGACAAAAAACTAAAGTCGGCAAATTGGTATAAAAATGCTGCCTCATTAATTGCAGATAGAGCAACACAAGCAAAACTAATGAGAGACGGCAAATTAAATGCAAGACCAAGTGCTGGTAGAATGTCAATGTTTATATATGACCCTAAAACGAAACAAAAGTTACCGTTTTATGATACATTTCCACTAGTGTTGCCTATTGATACGATTAGAGGAGGTTTTATTGGTTTAAACTTTCATTATCTCCCCTACGGTTTAAGATTTAAATTATTACAGCAATTACAACAATTTGCTACTAATTCTAAATTTGACCAATCAACAAGATTACAGGTCACTTATGAGGCAGTAAAAAATATTGGTCTAATAAAACCGGCAATTAAAAAATACCTTTATCGTTATGTAAGAAGTAATTTTTTAAGAGTTGATGTACAAGAAATGGCTATCGCAGTTTATTTACCAGTAGCTAGATTTAGAAAAGCGAGTTTACAAACGGTATTCGCTGATAGTAGAAGGAAAATATAATGAAAAGAGATATAAAAGAAATGATAGGTATGGCAATTAGTTTTGGAATAATAATAGCAATGGCATTATTGTTAGTTGGTTGTTCTATACCTAAAAATCCAAAATTAAGTTTTGGTAAAAAATGTGTAGATAAACAAGAGAACGTTGTTTACTCATATATTTGGTTGTATAACAAGAATGATGGTTTACAGGCAGATAAAGAAACTTGTAATTTAATAAAGGACTAAAATGGCAATCTTACGAGGCGGAAGACGTATAGGTAATTACGATATCAGAGTTGGCATACCTAGAGATAGGTCACTTGATAACGTAAATGGCGATGAACGTTTAAGACGTAAACCTGGAGGTAATCCAGAATCTACGATTAATAGATTTATTGCTGAAATAAATCAAGGTGAGGGTCTAGCAAGACCTAATAGATTTATGGTAATGTTTCATCTGCCTCAAAGAGTGTTAACAGAAGCAGAATTAATAGCAAGTGAATTTGGTGGTTCTAGTTTAGGCACTAACAATGATTTAGAATCGTTGACAATGGCCAAAACTATGAGTATGATGTGTAATAAGGTTACAATGCCTAACAGAGACGTTAATACAAAAGAGCATTTAATGTATGGTCCTGCTAGAGAAATGCCTTATGCATATTCATTTAGTAGAAACATTGAATTAAACTTTTTTGGTGATAAATTTTTAAGACAAAGACAATTCTTTGAAAACTGGCAGAAAAAGATATTTAATTATCAAACTCACAATATGAATTACTATGACGATTATATTGGTAGTGTAGATATATTTCAATTAGGTCAGTTTGAAAGTGAAAATGATAGAGACAGAGTTACCTACGCAGTAAGATTGTATGAAGTCTATCCTCAAACAATAGGTTCTATTGATTATACTTATGGTGATAATGATAAAGGCGTAGATGTTCCTATTACATTAAATTTTAGAAGATGGACTAACTTGACAATAGACCAAGTAGAAGGCGCTACGATTGGTGCCTCTTTTGGTGATGTGCCTACAATAAAGGCAGCAAAAGATTTTGGATTATTTGGTGGTGTGTTATCTAAATTGCCTCCTGAATTTAGAAGAGCAGGCAGAGATATATTACAGACCGCTAAAAGAAGTTTACCAATTGGTAAAGTGACCGGTGGAAGATTATTCCCACCATTTTAAACAATAAGGAGAAGATATAATGGCATTGCCTATATTAGAAACAGCGAGTTATGAGTTGACGTTACCATCAACAGACGTAAAAGTAAAATATAGACCTTTCAAAGTTGCAGAGGAAAAGGTTTTACTTCAGGCTCTTGAGTCGCAAGAACAAAAACAAATTGTAGAAGCATTAAAAGATATTGTTAGTGTTTGTACTTTTGGTAATTTAAATGTTGATGAGTTACCAACCTTTGATTTAGAGTATGTATTTTTACAGATTAGGTCAAAGTCTGTTGGTGAGGTTGCAAATTTAAAAATTTTGTGTCCTGACGACAAAAAAACTTATGCAGATGTGAATGTTGATTTAACAAAAGTTGATGTTCAAGTAGATGATGAACACACTAACAAGATACAAGTTAATGATTCTGTTAGTTTGTTAATGAAATATCCTACAATCAATTCTGTTGACCCTACAAAAGATTATAGTAAAGGTGCTAATACTAGTACACTATTTGATATTATATCAAAAAGTATTTACCAAATCCAAGAAGGCGATAAGACGCATATGGCGATTGATTATAGTAAAGATGAAATGGATAAGTTTGTTGAAGGTTTAGATAGTAAATCATTTAAGTCAATACAAAGATTTTATGAAACTATGCCTAAATTAAGACACGAATTAGAGGTAGAAAACCCTAAAACTAAAGTTAAGAGCAAGGTGACTTTAGAGGGACTAACTGATTTTTTCGGGTAGCCCTTTCACACGATTCGCTTGAGAATCATTTTCAAGTGAATTTTGCTCTTATGCAACATCATAAATATTCTTTGACAGAATTAAATGATATGTTGCCGTGGGAAAGGGAGATTTACATTAATTTGTTAATACAACATATTAAGGACGAAAAAGAGAAACAAAAAGAGAGAATGAGGAAATAATGTTTGAAGAACAGAAAAAAGACGCTGTTGACAAAGTAAAATGGGTATGGTGGTTTTTAAAAGAAGAACTACCACAATTTTTATCAAACTGGAGAACGGTGCCTAGACTTATGATGATACTATATGGTATGGTATTTTATAATACTATGCAATGGTTTATGGCATTAGAAAATCCTAACAACGCTCAAGCAGGTTTTGTATCTGTTGTTGTTGGTGCTGGTGCTGCCTGGTTTGGACTATATGTTAACGGTAAAAAAAGTAATATACAAAAGAAATAATTAAGAGGATAACACTATGTCTTGTAGTAATTGTGGTCATAAAAAACATTGTGGAAAAACTTGCACACAAACTTATAAAGATGGTGACAATAAAGAGATATTAATTCTATGTTGCAATAGTTGTTATTGTAAGGATTGTAAAGAATAATGGCCGAAGACCAAAGAGATAAAAACGTAGATTCAGCATTATCAATTATTGACACACAACAAAAAATTGTTGGTCAAGCATTAGTTGGTGCCTCTGGTGCTACACTTGCTGAAAAGCAAGAAGAGTCTTATGAGGTATTAGAACATTTACGACAACTAGGTTCTAAAAGTTTAAAAGGTATTCAAAGTGTTGCTAATACACTTATTGGTATGTTTAAATTTGACCAAGACGAGGCACGTAGAAGACGTGACCAAGCAAGTGAATTAAAAAAAGAACAACAAGATAAAATATCAAGCGAAGAAAATCCAAACGTACCTGGTCAAACAGATAGTGAATCTAAAAAAGATGGTGCTGGTCTAGGTGCAATGGCATTTTTAGGTAATTTTTTAGGTAGAATACCAGGTGTAGGTGCAATAAAGAAATTATTGGCACCAATATTAGGATTTTTTGGTAAGAGTGGTGTATTGTTTAAATTATTCGGTAGATTTGGTCCTTTTGCCGCTCTAACATTAGCAATTGGTTTTGTAATTAGATATACAGACGAGATAGCAAAGGCATTGGCACCTGTTGTAGATGGAATTAAGGCAGTAATTAAAGAATTAGAACCTTTACTAACAGCAATAATGCAAGTAGTTGATGTTGTTGTTAAGAGTGCATTAGTAAATATAGGTGCAGGATTAAAAGTTGCCTTTGCAGGTTTAGTTATGGCTGCTGAGACTTTTATGGCAAGTTTATATTTTATAATGGACCTAGTAAAGGGTATATTTACAGGTGATATAGATTTAATTAAAAAAGCATTTTCTGATTTAATGGAGGCATTTAATGGTATAGGTGAAAAGTTTTTAAATGCAATTGGTGACGCCTTCAAAGGTTTAATTAATGGCATTGGTGAGATATTTGGTTTTGAAAACTTATTTGCTACCGTAAGTGAAATATTTAATAACTTTATTACCAATATACAAGAAAAGTTTTTATCTTTTTGGGACTCTGTTGGTAATTTTTTCAATAATGCAATTGACTTTGTAATGGGTATACCTAAAATGATTAGTGATACTATAACAAATGCTGTATCAGTTATTGGTGAATTTTTAAGTGCATTACCTGGTAAAATATTAAACTCTGTAAAAAGTTTATTTTCACCTATTATGGATTTCTTTTCTAGTATAGGTATTGCGATTAAACAGGCAATCAATGGTATTATAGACGCATTACCTATGCCACAATTCTTAAAAGACAAAATTAAATTTGATATACCGGTAAAAGAAGAAGATGTAGCAAAAGAAATTAGCGCAGAAACACCAGATAATGTGATTGATGTTATGCCAAAACCTAAAGTAAAAGATGGTGTGATAGTAGATGAAAATAATGAACCAATAGTTTATAAAAGATTTGATTTTGCTAAAGCGGCTGCTAAGGTGCAAAATATAACAAATGATGGTGATTTTGAGGCAAAGTCATTAGGTAGAGGTAGAGGTTTTATAGTTAAGTCTTATAGTGAAGATTTAAAACCAAATGTAGATATTACTAAAAATGTAAGAGCAAATCCTAAAGAACTAGGTGCTACTGATACAAGTATGGCACCAGTTGTAATAACTAGAGGTGGTGATACGGTTACAAACTCTAACGTTGCAAAAACAGACTTTAATAACTCACCTTTAAATGTGAATGTAGATAATTACCACGATAGAATGAGTGTTGCGACTTAATATTGTCCTAAATCTTTTTCTGTAATCAATTTAAATTCTAAATCATTATCATCACAATAAGATTTTGCTGCTTGCCATTTTGCTTGGTTCTTGATATAT